CTGCCATTGTTTACTCCTATCTTTCTACTGCTGCAACTACATAGTCAATTGTCATAGTTTTAGCGGCTGCCGCACCATTTTGAATACCAAAAGAAACTGTCAGTTCTTCGTCATCTGGTAGATTTGTATTTACTACAGAAACTGGTGCTGCGTTGTTTACAGAATAAAATACTTTAGAAGCATCTGGATCAATAAACCAAGTAACAGTAACAAAAGTATCGTCTTCCATAGTGTGAATAGCTGTAGTATCTGTTGATGTGCTATCTTTTTCTACAATAAAGTCTAAGTTTGTATCACCATCGTCTTTAATGAAGAAAACACCGTCAGTGGTAGCTAATGGTGTTGTGTCAGTAATTTGTAAACCCATTACAAAATCTGATTGTGTTGCATCACTCACTTTGAATCTAGCAGAGAAATATGCTTTTTTACTAGAGCTTAATTTAAAACTTTCACCTTTTAATTGTAAAAAGTCTAAATCGTTATCAGCATCATCATTTGTAATTAATAAAGCCCCACCCGCTTGTGATGTAAGAGCTTCACTAGCATTACCTGCACCAGCTTCAGTTGTAGTGATTGTCCAATCGCCAGAATTATATGTAAAAAAATCATTATGATACATATAAAATGTTTGATCTGACGGATATGGTACGAACATGGGTTGGTTTTTCTTATGCTCAGTTGCAACAGTATTACCCGCCCATAGTATTAAGTTTTGAAAATGTGGATTAGCCATTATGAACTCCTTATATTTGTATTAATGGAAACTGCACGCAGCCCTCATTAAGCTAATTAAACACTTTTCTATCATATATCCATTTTTTTAAGAAATAAAGTAAAAAAAAGGGATGCCGAAGCATCCCCTTTTCCTAGTAGTCGGGTGACGGTGACTACTATTTGCCGTTAAGCTCCTTGAGAACCGTATACAGCTCTAAAGTTAGAGTATCCAAATGAATACCTTTCTCTAGCTTTGTATCTCATGTTTCCAGTATCAAAGTCGCCTTCTAGTGCAGTTGAAAGAGGTGATCTTTCAAAGTGCTTAAATCCATCAGGACAATCAGTTTTGATAAAGAAAGCGTCTGTATCAGTTAAGTAGTGGTTTACTACATAACCATCAGGCAACATTCCTGTGTTTCTGATTGCGTTGATGTCATTGTCAGAAGTACCAACTCTCCCTGGAGAACTGAGTAGTCTGTCAGCTACGAATTGAAGTTGAGGTGGAACAATTAGTTTCATTCCTCTCAAAGCAATTGTTAAGCCCCTGTCATCAGTGAATGTTGATATATTTATCAAAGCATCCTCTAATGAAGTTTCATTAAGGTCAGCCATAGTTGTAGCTCTGTTTGCTAGTGTACCACCCCCACTTAAAGGGTGATCAGTAGCAATTAGGACTTTACCATCGCCTCCTGTTGTAGAGAACGCATTGTTCAATACAGCAGCAGCCTTAATTTGCTTAGTATTAGCCATAGATCTCGCTAACGCCTTAGTGTATCTAGCACCAAGTCTGTCATAGAGATTATCTTCAACAGCTTCTTCTGTTAATGCAAAAGCCAAAGCAACTGTTTCGTGAGTGTAACGTGAAGTGTAGCCTTCAGAAGCGTTATCAAATCTAACGCCTGTACCTTCAGCTTTTACTTCAGCATTACCGAAACCTGAAATTAGAACTTCTTCTTCAAACGCTCTATCAGAAGATTCAGTATCAAAAATTTCAGCGTGTTCAGCTTCATACCTGGAGTATTCCAACCCAAAAAGGGCGTTCAATCCAGGCTCTAGTTCTTTCGCTAATTGCGCTCTATTTATTGCCATTATTAAACTCCCGTTACTGTGGTATAGAAATGCTCATTAATATATACGATTGCATTTACGTTTGCGGATCCAGTAGTGCTATTAGATGGATCAGTAGAGAATCCTACGATTCTAAACTGAGCCGAAGTAGCCGCTGTGGTAGAAGAAATTTCTGCCGCAGACATACCAGTCTTTGTAGACCCAGAAGTGTAAGCCAACTCTACGTTGTTACCTACAGCTGTCTGAGCTAAAGATCCTGTGCATTGCACTTCAAATAGTGTATTAGGATCATCCTCAACAAATGCAACGATATCCGATGAAGTTGTAGCAGTTGGATAGTAAGAAGAGAATACTACATCTCCATTGCTATCCGTATATTTACAACCTCTGAATATCCCCAATAAAGTTGTTGCAGCACCAGCTACTAAAATAGTACCTGTGTTCAACATCTTAACTGGGTCGCCCGAAAAGATATTTCCAGTCGCGCCCGAAGCAATCTCGTATTCAGTAACGCCGCCATTAGCAACGCCACCGCCTTTTTTGCCTACTGAACGAAACCCGAAAGGTGCATCTTTATTTGCCATAATAAGTTTTCCTTATTCAGTCAGTTAATTAATTACAGTGATAATCAATCACGATTACCACCACCAAAAGTTACGCTTGTTTTTCTCTCTGGTCGTAAGATCGGAGAGCTTGGATCAGATTCCTTCATTAAGTCATGGTCAACTGCGTCTTGTTGCAGTTGTGCGCGGTCTGAAAAGTAGGCGTTTCTTTCATTTCGCGTTTCTGTAGGAATCTTGGCCAAAAGCAAACCACCCACGGAAACTACTCCTGAGTGCTTTCCATCGTCAAGCGTAGGAATTTCAAAGCCATCTAACTCTTCAGCTCTGACAAGGTCGAAACCTTCTCTTAGCCTAGCAGTTACATTTTTCTTATCTTCCTGTCCAACGATTTCAGCTCTTATCCACCTGTATTCATATCCTTCAGGTGCATCAGGTGTTTCCAACATTGATGGACGACGCCAAGGTTTGCGAGCAGTATCTTTCGCTCGAGTTTCAGCAGAACGTGGTGTTCTGTTTTCAGTAGATGCTTGAGCATCAATTGATTCGTTTAATTCTGTTTCTTTTGTCATTTGTCTACCTTTTTACGTGTTTAGCATATTCTTGTAACGGTACATTCAAACGACGTGCCATTTCGACTTCGGCTTTAGTTAGCCTCACTTGTCGTTTGCGTCCAGAGCTTTCGCTTCTACCAGCGGGCGCTACAGTTTGCTGTATTTTGCCCTTTGGCTCGGCCTCTTCCACACCGTTAAATTTATGTGGAAACTCAGCTCTTATACGTTTATCGATTTCAGTATAGTATGTTGGGTCGTTTGTATCAAACCCTTCTTCCTCTACCAATCTTCTATGTATGTTAAATGCTACTAAAGTCATAGCCTCATCTTCACCAAACCACTCGTTTTTACTAGCCCAGTCTTCAGCGGCTGGATCGGGATCAGGGGTGGCTTGTGGTTGTTGAAAGCCTTGCGGTATCTGAGTCTGTTGATACTCAGTAGTAGGCTCGATAGACAACTTAGTGTTAGCTAATTTACTTTCTTCGACAGTTATCTTGTCGAGAATATCTTGAGCTTTCGTTACTTTGTCCCAATCTTGGTCTTGATAAGCAGATTTTAAAACTGCGTTAGCTTGCGCCCTCTGAGCTTTTAATCTGTTTTCAGCCTCTGATTGGTAATTTTCTGCATACGCTGACGTATTTTTCTTCAAAGCTTCATTTTCAGCTTGTAAGTTTTTTGCGTATTCGTATGCCGATTGAGCCGCGCGTTCTTGTTCGCGCATTTTTTTGGTTAAAGTAGAGATTCTTTTCTGAACATTCTTGGAGTAATCCTCCAACTCGTCTTGCTCTGCATCGGCTTGAGTCTCTTGTTCAGAGATATCTTCGATAGGAGCGGCTGACTGTTCAGATTCGGATTCTTTTACCTCTTCCTCAAGTTCTACGACTTCGGTAGGCTCTTGTTCCTCAGTCTGTATTGCTTCATTTTCTTGCATGATTTCCTCTCATGTTTAGACACTAACGATATCGTCAGGGTCTTCTATAGTTGCAATGACTTCGTCATCGTTAATAATACGGCACTCTGCATCGTCGCCAAGTTTAAACCTAGCTCCTGCATATCTACCAATTAATACCCATTCTTTTTCTTGGCACCAAGGGGTATCGCCAAATTTATTTCTATCGGCATAACAAAGAGGACCCATCTTCACTACGTAAGCCACCACAGTAGCTAGGGATTCTCTTTCTACAGTTTCTTTAGCTAGAACAATACCACCTTTAGTAACGGCTTTGCCTTTGTATGGCAAAATCAACAACCTCCAACCTGTCGGTTGAGGCATACGTTCTAAGTAGGATTTTTCTAATAAAGTTGGGTCGAGAACTCTGTCATCTGAGTTGACATAAGCTTGATCCAATTCTGACTTTTCTTCTTCTGGTTTTTGCTTTTCAGCTTCAACCTCTCTTGCGATATGATCAGGTACCAGTACCTCTTTCATCGTTTTCTACACTCCTTTCCAGCAACACCCTTAATTCTTGCTCTACGTCTTCGAGGGCATTGTAACGACCACGTAGATAGTTATATTCTTGGAAATCTTTGGCACCGTTCATAATCAAGTCTTCTAAAGATTCTTTTTTTTCTTTAAGAATCTTTTGTAAGGCTTCGGCAAGCCAAATTAAATCCATTAATAAATACCAGAAAACTTGCCACCAAATTCAGCAGCACCCATACCTCTAGCCTTGCCTTTACCCATACCTGGTTTTGGTGTGGTGTTGGCATCAAAAGACTTTGCTTTCTTTGTTTGCAAAGTGCCTTTGTTGGAATAGGATTGTTTGCCGTCTAAAACTTTAGGTGTTTTCTGTTCGTTTACTTTTGTAACTTTAATCATATTTATAACTGTTTTAATCCAAGATCAATTAATTTTAGTTCCTTTTGTTGGTCAAGTCTATCCCTCGTCGTATCGTCCTTCATTTCTGCGATATCTTTTTGAGCTTCTATACG